CGCATGGAGCCACCCATCGTCCACCACGGCATCGACAACATGGCGCTCGCCGCAGCCATCGCCAACGTCATCGAGGACCGCGACCCGGACGCTGTGTTTATCGACGCCGGGGCTGGCGCTGGCGTCATCGACCGCCTGCGGCAGCTCGGCTACGACGTGACCGAAGTGCCGTTCGGCGGCAAGGCCACCTATGCCAACCTGTTCGTCAACAAGCGCACTGAGATGTGGTGGGCCATACGCGAGTGGATACAGGCGGGCGGCTCGATCCCGAACGACATCACGCTGAAGCAGGAAATCAGCACGCCGATCTACTGGTACGACGCAGCCGGCAAGCGCGTGCTCGAGTCGAAGGACGAGATCAAGAAGCGGCTCCAAGGCGGCGGCAGCCCGGACATGGCCGACGCGCTGTGCCTCACGTTCGCCTACCCGGTCGCCAAGATGCTGCCACGTGAGGTGCGCGAGAAGATCGACACGCGACCGACCGACTACGACCCGTACGAAGAGATCAGTACCCGTAAACGCTAGACGGAGGTCTACAGTCATGGTCAGGCAGGCCACGGAGCAGGACATCGAGGCAATCGCCGACATGGGCATGGAGTTCATGTCAGGCACCAAGTATGCGTCCGTGCTGCCCATGTACCGCGATGACGCACGCGCAGCCATCCTCCAGCTTCATTTGGTGGGCCGCGTCTGGGTGGCGGAGATTGAAGGCCGCATTCGCGGGTTTCTGGCGGCGTCCATCATCCCGTGCTGGTTCAACCCCCGCTCGCGCATCGCGCTTGAACACGTCTGGTGGATGGACGAAGATGTCCGAGGCCGAGTTGAGGGCATGCGGCTCCTGCTCGAGTTCGAGCGGTGGGCGAAAGAGCAAGGGGCGCAAGTCGCCTGTTTGTCAGACATCGTCCTCGAAGCTGGCAGTCCGGCTGGGTCGATCCTCCAAAGGCTCGGCTACGAGGTGAGCGAACGCACTTTCCTGAAGGTTCTCCCATGTTCGACCGCAATATCCGACGAATCCACGACCTCTCCGCACGCCGCGAGCGACACTTCGTTGTCAGCGGACTGACCGCGCTCGGCACCGCCCTCGGCGCGACCGCTGGCAGCGCCTTGGCAACGGGCGCACTTGCGGCAGGCGTCATGGGCACCGCAGCCGCCGGGACGGGCTACAGCATTGCCGCAGGCGAACGTGGCGCAAAGATGCAGAAGCAGGCGATGGGCCAGCAGAAGCAGGCGCAGGACGCCGCAGCTGCCCAGGCTCGCAGCCAGCAGCGCCGTAGCCAGCAGGCAATGGCAGCCGCCAACCGCGCCGAGCCCGCCGTCGCAGACATCATGGGACGTGCCGCTGCCGAGATGGGCGGCGGCCCCTCGAGCACCATGCTCACCGGGCCAATGGGCGTGAACCCGCAGGATCTCCAGCTCGGCCGCACCTCTCTCCTCGGGGGCTAAATGAGCGAGTACACCGGAGACAATCAGTCGTATCCCGGCGCTCCCACGCGGGATCGACTGTTCACCCGGTGGGGCCAGCTCAAGAGCGAGCGTGCGTCCTGGTACGCGCACTGGCAGGAACTCACCTCGTACATCCTGCCGCGCAACGGGCGCTACTTCCGCCAGGACCGCGACCGCGGCTACCGCCGCCACAACAACATCTACGACTCGACCGGCACCCGCGCCCTGCGCGTCCTCGGCGCAGGCATGATGTCGGGCGCGACCTCGCCGGCACGGCAGTGGTTCCGCCTTGCCACGCCGGACCCGGAACTCAACTCCTACGACCCGGTCAAGCTCTGGCTCGATGACGTGACCAAGCGCATGCAGCGCGTGTTCCAGAAGTCAAACACCTACAACGCTTTGCACCAGATGTACGAGGAGCTCGGCACGTTCGGCACCGCAGCCACCATCCTGCTACCCGACTACCAGAGCGTCATCCACCACTACCCGCTGACCTGCGGCGAGTACTGCATCTCAACCGACGCAAAGGGCCGCGTCTGCACGCTGTACCGCGAGTTCGAGATGACCGTCTCGCAGGTGGTAAAGGAGTTCGGCCTCGAGAAGTGCAGCGTGTCGGTGCAGAACATGTACCGCACCGGGAACCTCGACCAGTGGGTGCCCGTGATCCACGCCATCGAGCCTCGCGCCGACCGCGACATCGGCAAGCGCGACGCCAAGAACATGCCGTGGGGTTCGTATTACTTCGAGGTCGGCGGCGAGGAAGGCGTGTTCCTGCGCGAGAGCGGGTTCCAGTACTTCCCGGCGCTCTGCCCGCGCTGGTCCGTAATCGGCGGCGATATCTACGGCAACAGCCCCGGCATGGAGGCGCTCGGAGACATCAAGCAGCTCCAGCACGAGCAGCTCCGCAAGGCGCAGGCCATCGACTACCAGACCAAGCCGCCGCTTCAGGTGCCGGCGTCCATGAAGAACCGCGACGTGGAGACGCTTCCTGGCGGGGTGTCGTACTACGACGGGCAGTCCAACGGGATCAAGACCGCGTTCGAGGTCAACCTGAACCTCCAGTACCTGCTGAACGACATCATGGACTGCCGCGAGCGAGTGCGTGGTTCGTTCTACGCGGACCTGTTCCTGATGCTCGCCAACACCCCGAACACCCGCATGACCGCCACCGAGGTCGCCGAGCGCCACGAGGAGAAGCTCCTCATGCTCGGCCCGGTCCTTGAGCGGCTGCACAACGAGCTGCTGTCGCCGCTTGTGGACATCACGTTCACGCGCATGGTTGCTGCCGGCGCACTGCCGCCCGCACCGCAGGAATTGCAGGGAATGGACCTGAACGTCGAGTTCGTCAGCATGCTGGCGCAGGCGCAGCGTGCCATCGGCACCAACGCCGTGGACCGCTTCGTCGGGAACCTCGGGGCCATCGCCCGCATGAAGCCCGACATCCTCGACAAGTTCGACCAGGACCAGTGGGCCGACGTATACGCCGACATGCTCGGCGTGGACCCGTCGCTCATCGTGGCCGACAAGGAAGTCGCAGTCCTGCGCGACGCCCGCAATCAGGCGATGGCTGCGAAGGAGCAGGCCGCCGCAATGCAGCAGACCTCGCAGAGCGTCAAGAACATGGCGCAGGCACCGACTGGGCCGCAGAACGCGCTGACCGACGTGATGAACATGTTCTCGGGGTACGGCTCGCCCTCTGGTGTTGAGGTCTAACAGTACCCGTAAGCATTAGCCACAGGGATACAGTCCCGCCGTGAGCAATTACGACCCCCTCGACCTGCGGGGCCAGGAGCGCGACAGAGCCGACAAAGAGCTCCGTGAGCGTCTGGAACGGCAGAACGAGGAGGCCGACGTGAAGTGGCTCATGTCCAGCAAGCGAGGCCGTCGCATTGTGTGGCGGCTGCTGGACCAGGCGGGCGTGTTCCGCAGTTCCTTCAACACCAACGCGATGTCGATGGCATTCGCGGAGGGCGGCAGGAACTACGGGCTACGAATGCTCGGCATGGTCCATGCGCTCTGCCCGGAGCAATACCCGGCAATGATGAAGGAACAGGCACACGATGAACGAACCAACGATGATGGAAACGGCTGAAACCAACACCACAGCCGCTCCCGCATCCGATGCTGCCGCAGTTGTCTCGGCGACGGCCGAGAAGCTCTACGGCAGCGAGCAGAAGGCGACCACGACCCAGGGCCGGCAAGCCGCGGATGCGGCCGCTGCCGGCAAGGCTCCTGAAGCCAACGACGCCAAGGCCGCCGAGGCACCCGCCGACGCCAAGCCGACCGCGCCGGAAACCTACGAGTTCAAGGCACCGGAGGGTCGAACGTTCGACTCCGAGGTCATTGCCGAGTACTCGAAGGTGGCGAAGGAGCTGAACCTGTCGCAGGAAGCCGCGCAGCGCGTCCTTGACGCAGTCGGCCCCAAGCTGGCTGAACGTCAGGCGGCGCAGATCGAGGCCGTCCGCACCGGATGGGCCGACAGCAGCAAGGCCGACAAGGAGTTTGGCGGCGAGCGTCTGTCGGAGAACCTGTCCGTGGCGAAGAAGGCGCTCGATGCGTTCGGCACCTCCGAACTCCGCAGCCTGCTCAACGAGTCCGGCCTCGGGAACCACCCGGAAGTGATCCGGTTCATGTTCCGCGCCGGGAAGGCGATCAGCGAGGACAGCATGGTCACGGGCAACAAGGGCGAAGCCAGACCGGCCGGACCCCGCTCGTTCAATGACCTCGCCGACGCAATGTACTCCTCCAGCACCTAAACCCACGAAAGGGAACAAGCAATGGCAACTATTACTGCTAACAACCTGACGCTCGCCGATTGGGCGAAGCGCACCGATCCCGAGGGCCGCGTTCCGGTCGTCGCGGAACTCCTGTCCCAGACCAACGAAATCCTTGAGGACTGCGTCTTCAAGGAAGGCAACCTCCCCACGGGCGACCGCGTCGTCATCCGTACTGGTCTGCCGGCCGTGTACTGGCGCGCCCTCAACCAGGGCATCCCGAACAGCAAGAGCACGACTGCCCAGGTCGATGAAGCCTGCGGCATCCTCGAGGCTCGCAGCGAGGTCGATAAGGATCTCGCCATGCTGAACGGCAACACCGCTCAGTTCCGCCTGTCCGAAGATGTGGCCTTCCTTGAGGCCATGAACCAGACGATGGCGACTACGCTGTTCTATGGCAACCCAGCCATCGATCCGAAGCAGTTCCTCGGCATTGCGCCGCGCTATTCGGCTCTCTCGGGAAGCAACAGCGCAAATAACGTGATTTCTGCTGGCGGCAGCGGTTCCGACAACTCGTCGGTCTATCTTGTTGTGTGGGGCGACAACACTGTCTATTGCCCGTTCCCGAAGGGCAGCACCGCAGGTCTCATGCACGAGGATCTCGGCGAACAGACCGTCTACAACAGCGATGGCAGCCGCCTTCAGGCATATGCCACTCGTTACCAGTGGAAGAACGGTCTCGTGGTCAAGGATTGGCGCTATATCGTGCGAATCTGCAACATTGACATCAGCGACCTGAAGGCAACTACTAACACGCAGGCGTCGAATGTTGCGACTCAGCTCGTCAAGTGCATGAACCTTGCGCTGGCTCGCATCCCGAACCATGGCATGGGACGCGCAGCGTTCTACATGAACCGGACCATCTACTCCGGTCTTGCCATCCAGGCAATGGATCGTTCGCAGAACGTTCTTGATGTTCAGAGGGGTCTGTCGCAGTTCGGCACTCCGCAGAACTGGCTGTCGTACCAGGGCGTTCCGTGCCGTCGCGTTGACACGATCCTTAACACCGAATCCACCGTGTCCTAATCGGACATACAGAAAGAGAGAACAACAATGATTACTGACGCATTCCTGCGGCTTGAAAATGGCGACTCTGGCAGCTCTGCCATCACTGCCGACCGTGTGACCGAGAACGTCATCGACCTGCTCCAGGCCCGCGAAATCGGCGAGGGTGCTGACCTGTTCATGGTCTACACGGTTACGGTCGATGGAACTGGTGCCGGCGATGTCGTGTTCCAGGTTTACATTGCGGATGACGCCGCCATGAGCACGAACGCCCAGGTCATCGCCTCGAGCGGTGCATTCGTCGGAACGACTCTTGACATCCCGTCGGCCGCCGCGCCGAACGGAACTGTGATTGTCGTTCCGATTCCGCCCCGCGTCGCTAGCCTTGGTCGCCGCTTCCTGTCCGGTCGCTTTGATGTGACCGGAACGGTCGGCGCGGTGAAGGTCATCTGCGATATTGTCCACAACATCCAGGATGGCCGCAAGTTCTACGCGAGCGGATTCACGGTCGCCTGACATGAAAGTCCGCGCACTCGTGACGTGTTTCATCGACAACGGCCTCCGCAAGGAGGGCGAAGTCTTCGAGTACAACGGTCCTGCCAACGGGAACGTCGAGCCGCTCGACGCGCCCCGCGAAC